TGGGAGAAAACAGTATAGTGTGGGAGTATCTCGGAGATAGTTATCATTCGGGATTAAATCGAATAACTTATGAGGAGGTTATAGATGATACAAGACCTATACAAACAAAAAAGGTCCTTGGAGTTGAAGTGGCAACAGGAGCATCTGGATAATAACAGATATACTCTTGACATGGTCAAGATTGATGACAAGATTAAAAGAGTCATTACTGACATTAAGCTAGAAGAAGCTAGAATTGCACACTTACAGAACAATATTGAAGGTTCTGCTCCAAAAGTTTCAGTAGCTACTTAGATAAAAGCTACATCGCTGAAATCGCACTTTCCCTACGGGATCTCTTGCACTCTATTCAAAAATATAGTATAAATAACTCACTACATATAATAATTTTTTATTATGGGTATTCAGGCTTGTGTAGTAGTACGCACCCAGAGACTGCAATACCAATTTAACACTGGGAAACAAAGGAAAAATAAAATGGCAGGAACACACTTTAAAGGCGCAGTAATGTTTTCAAGCGCAACACCGGCACTTCAAAATTTAAACATTGGATCTTGGCCGGATCAAGTTTATTACATAGATGATTTTTTAGATCACCTTTTGAATATAGGAGGAGCAGCAGGAAACTTTTGGTCTCTAATACAGGCAGTTAACTGTCCAAGTACAGTAGCTACATTAGGTAATGATGGAAGTTTAAATGGAGAAGTTGCTTCGGTAGCGGCAGGTGCAATAAATGATGGAACTTTAATTCAAAGTAACATGAACTATTCTACTCCAGCAACAAGAGGCAATAGATTATATTTTGAATGTAGATCAAAGTTATCAGGAGCTATAACAGCTGGCGTTCACGCAGGCGCTCCAAATACTTTTTGGGGAATGGCTGAAGAAGGTGCGGCAGCAGGTAGTACTTTTGGTGCAGCAGTTACAAACCTTGTTGGTTTTAAAAGTTTAGCAGGAGCTGCTCAATTAACAGCTTGTATTAAATCACCAAATGGTGCTGAATTACAAATTACTCCTACTGATGCAAACTTAATTACATTGGGAACAATGGTTTCAAATACTGAAATTACTTTAGGTTTTGAATTAGTAAACTCACCAGCAACAGCAGCTAATGGACAAGTAAAAACAAGTGCAGTTAATTATTATATTAACAGACAACTTTATGCGACATGTTTTACTAGAACTTCAGGCGGTGTAACTAGTTCACAATTTGTAGCAGGAACTCAATCACAAGCAGCGGTAACTTACGATGCTTTCCCAGCAACTGCAACAGCAGCTGCAAGAATGGGAATGACTTGGGATATAATTTTAACAGCAGCAGTAGCTAATACTCTAACTAGTGATTACTTTATGGCATCACAAGATAGAGGCATTACTTACGCACCTACTAACTAATAAATATTTTGTACTAGGCCCTTCGGGGCCTTTTACTCAAATAAAAAGGAATAATTTATGCCAGATAATTCATATGTAGCTTCTAAAACTTTTTTACCAACTACATCTACAACAAATATAGCAATAGCTGCAGATAACGCTTCTATCACTGCAGGCAACACTATAAATTTTTTAACAGATACTTACTTTCCAGAATCATTAAATAATCCTACTAATTTAGGTATGAGAATTTCTATTTCTTCCGCAGATAATATAAATACTGCGGTGTTTACTATTGTTGGAACAGCGCCAAGTGGAGCGGCTTTAACAACTACAGTAACAGGTGTAAATGCTAATACAGTAAGTACAACTGATAATGCAGCAGGAATTTTTCTTTCTGTAACTTCAATAACTGTTTCAATAGCAACAGCAACTAATGTTAATGTAGGAACTTTAATATCAGCAACTCTATCAAACACAGGAGTTATTTTTGCTGGAAGAACTAGAGTAAGAGGTGCACAAGCTTTTTCAGCAGCTACAGCAGGAACAGTAGATTTTCATAATACATCTTTAACAGGAACTATTGTTTCTAAATTTTATACTGGAGCAGCAGCTTATGATATAGAACCTTATATTCCAGACAATGGTTTATTGTTTAAAGCCGGAGCATATATTAATCTTCAATCTACTCGTGTAGTAGACGCAATAACAGTTTATTACGACGGTCCAAATCCAACAGGCAGTTAGGAAATTAAATGGCAACTATTACTTACACAGTTACTGTTGCAACTGGTACTAATTTTTATAGTGCTAATGTTAATAAATTTTTTATTAACGGCACAGTTAGTCCAGTTTTACAACTTCAAGAAGGTAACACTTACATTTTTAATCAAGATGCAGGTAGTAATGCTGGTCATCCTTTAAGATTTTCTACAACAGCAAATGGAACTTTTGGAACACCTCCAGGTGGTACAGCAGGTACAGGTGTTGAATATACTACAGGTGTAACAACTTCAGGAGTCCCAGGAACCGCAACAGCTTACACACAAATTGTTGTCGCTCCAGTAAGAACTGTCGGCGCTCCTACATTATTTTACTATTGTTCTAATCACAGTGGTATGGGTAATCAAGCTAGAACTCCAACAGCTAGTTCAGGAACTAATACATTTAATCCAGCTATAGATGACATTATAGAAGAAGCTTTTGAAAGAACTAATATAAGAGGAACTAGAACTGGTTATCAATTAAGATCTGCAAGAAGATCATTAAATATTTTATTTAAAGAATGGGAAAATAGAGGCGTTCATTTATGGAAAGTAAAATATGCTCAAGTACCTTTAATTAGAGGACAAGCGGAATATAGTTTTGCTAGTGATTCAGTTAATTTTCCAAATGATTTAAGTCAAATTTTAGAAGCAACTTATAGAAACAATACTACAACTACTAATCCACAAGATACTACTTTAAGTCAAATTAGTAGATCACAATATAGTGCAACACCTAATAAATTAACACAAGGTACACCTTCACAATATTATATAGATAGAAAAATTAATCCTAGTATATTTTTATATGCAACACCAAGTGCAAGTGTATCAAGTACAACTACACCAAGTAGTCATCAGTTTTGTTTTTACTACATGGCACAAATAGATAATCCTGGTTCTTATACAAATACATCAGATGTTGTTGATAGATTTTATCCATGCATGATGTCTGGTCTTGCTTATTATTTAAGTATGAAATATTCACCAATACGAACACCAGAGTTAGAAAGAATTTATGAAAGTGAATTTTTAAGAGCATTAGATGCAGACAACCAAGGTACATCTACATTTATTTCACCGCAAACTTTTTATGGTGATGGAGTTATGTCATAATGGGAGTTTTTGCTAGAGGTAAACAAGCACTATCAATTTCAGATAGATCTGGATTAAGATTTCCATATACTGAAATGGTTAGAGAATGGAATGGTTCTTTAGTTCATTATTCAGAGTATGAAGCAAAACAACCACAACTTCAACCAGCACCTGTTGGATCAGATCCACAAGCTTTACAAAATCCTAGAGTACAAAGAGATTCTACTCCTCAATTAATTTTATTAGATTCTAATCCATTTGAAATTATTATTTCTGGGGGTAATACTTTTGTTAATGTTTATTCACTTGATCATCAAAGACTAGCTAATAGTGTTGTAAGATTAAGAGGAGCACCCCAAGTTATAGTAGCAGGAGCAGGAGGAGCAGATACTCCTAACTTACAATCGTTTGCAGCAATTCCAGTTATAGCAGGAGTTACAGATATAGATTCAGCAGCTGGTTTTACAATTCAATTAGGAAAGATCGCAGTGGATGGAACAGTATCGGGTGCAACAACAACTGATATATTAACAAATCCTATTAGTTATTTTTATTTTCAAAGCACTAGTAATGCAACTGCATCTGGTGTAAAAGGAGGTTTCAATAGTTGTTCAGCAGGACCTGTAACATTAGAGGCATTATAATATGGCATACACTTTAGCAAACTTACGATCTGATATTAGAAACTATACTGAAGTAAGTGATACAGTTTTAAACGATGCTATTTTAAATACTATTATTAAAAATGCTGAAAATGGAATCTTAAGATCTGTTCCTACAGATCAAAATGCTCATTACGCAACATCTAATTTAATTGTAGACAATAGATATGTAACTATTCCTGATGATTTAAGATCTATAAACTATGCACAACTTACAGATGCTAATGGTAATCAAGTATTTTTAGAACAAAGAGATCCAAGTTTTATGGCAGAATATTATTCTACACCTGGAACTTCAGCAGTTGGAATACCTAAATATTATGGTAATTGGGATGAAGATTTTTGGGTAGTAGCACCTACTCCAGATACTACTTATACTATTACTATGGCTTACAATAGAGAACCTTATAGTATTACAGATACTACTAATCCAGTAGGACTTCCAGCTTCTACAAATGGCACTTATTTATCTAATAAATATCAAGACTTGCTTTTATATGGAAGTCTGATAAATACATTTGGGTACTTGAAAGGTCCACAGGATATGATACAATACTACCAAGGACTTTATCAAAATGCCCTTACAACGTATGCAACTGAACAAATTGGTTACAGACGCCGAGACGAAGATGAGGATGGAATCCTTCGTCAACAATTAAAATCAAAATCACCATCGGCTTATGGAACACAAAATTAATTAGGAGAAAATAAAAATGGCAAACGTAGTACCTTTCGCATTTAAGCAAGGAATTTTAAAAGGACAACATGACTTTACAGTTAATGATGCATATTATTTAGCATTGTTTACAACTGCTGCACCTTTCGCAGTAGGAGATAGTGTATACACATCAGCAGCAGCTAATCAAGTAGGAACAGTTGGAACTAATTACACTACCGATGGAAAAACTACAGGTCAAGGCGCAGTAGCTCAATCAGGTAATTTTACAACATTAGATTTTGCAACAAACCCTGCATGGACAACTGCAAGTTTTACAGCAAGAAGTGGGGTACTATATAAATATGTAGCTCCTGGTGGAACTACAGCTTTACAATATTTAGTTGCAATTTTAGATTTTCAAGCAGACATTACAGCTACCAATGGAACGTTCACAGTAACTTTCCCAAGTCCAACAGCTGATGGTGGAACAGGCGCAGGATCAGGAGCTTTATTAAGTATAACTGGAAACCCATAGGAATAAATTTTTATGGCTTTAGTCTTACATGATAGAGTTAAAGAAACTTCAACAACAATTGGTCAAGGCAATATTACTTTAGCCGGAGCAGCTGCAGTTAACTTTATTACATTCAATACAGGAATTGGAACTTCTAACACAACTTATTATGCTATTGTCAATCAAGGCCAAGCAGAATGGGAAGTAGGAGTTGGAACTTTATCTGCTTCAACAACATTAGAAAGAACAACTGTTATTGATAATTCTTTAGGGACTACTGCAAAAATAGATTTTTCAGCAGGAACAAAAGATGTATTCTGTACATTACCAGCAAGTAAAGCAGTTTATTTAGATGCTAATGGGGATCCAGTAGGAGCTGCTTCAGCAGGTTTTGCTGTTGCGATGGCGATCGCTTTATAGTATA